GTGCTGAAGATGCCAAAGTGCAAGCAATTGCCGCATCTATTCACACACCTGAAGTGATTGCTGCGTATGTTGCTGCACAAGAAGCAGTTAGAGTTGCACAACCAGAGTAATAAATCATGGAACCACAAAACCTTGTTGACACAGTTCTAGGAGTTGGCTTTGCTGTTCTCGGATGGTTTGCTAGGGAATTGTGGGCTGCTGTTAAAGAACTTAAGGGTGACTTGTCTAGGCTTAGAGAAGACTTACCTAAAAATTATGTAGCCAGAGATGACTACAAGAATGATCTCAATGAGATCAAATCTATGCTTGGTAAAATCTTTGATAAGCTAGACAATAAACAAGACAAGTAATTGTTATTAGGAACACGTTATGGCAAGTACATACTTTATTGACAACACTACACCCATTGTTTCTGCTTGGCTTAACGATGTAAATAACTTTGTCTATCAAGGTAAACAACGTGGTACTGTTACGGCTACATCTGGTCAGACTGTGTTTACTGTTCCTTTTACATATACTGTGGGTGCTAAAAACCTTAACGTGTATATCAATGGTATACGGCAAATACTAGGTTCTAGTTATACTGAAACATCAACAACGTCTGTTACCTTTTCTGAAGGTGTTCCTGTTAACGCTGTAGTTGAGTTTGTAGGTTAAGCATGTCTTACAAGCCTAGATGGGACAACGGGGGTTGGAACGTTATATGTGACTCCTGTGGTCGTCAATTTAAAGACAGTGAGTTACAGCTCCGTTGGGATGGACTCATGGTCTGTAAAGGCGACTGGGAGCCTAGACAGCCTCAAGACTTTGTACATGGTGTAGCAGATAAACAAGCACCACCTTGGGCTAGACCTGAGTCTTCAGATAACTTTATCTTTGTATGTACTCCCATTACTTCGCAAGGTGTTGCTGACTATGGTGAAGCAGATTGTGCTAGGGCAGGTATAACTAACAACTATCTTCCTGCATGTACTATGGAAGGTTCTATAGCTGTACCTCCTACAGCTATTGCTGGTTGTGTTGTAGCGGGTAAACTATACCCTGGATTAAATGACTTTACAGGTGTCGCATGAGTAGTACTTATACTGTTACACGAGATCAAATTATTACTCTAGCTTTGCGTAAGCTTGGTGTTCTTGAGATTGGTGCTCCTCCTGATGCAGACACTGTGGCTAATGCTGCTATGTCTTTAAACTTGCTTATTAAACAATTAAGCACAGACGGCCTTAAACTTTGGAAAGTGTCTGAATTAATTATTCCAATGTTGGCTAATCAGACTAGCTACATTTTAGGTGGTTCTACCTCTGATTTAATGTATGACTCTCTAGCTCCTACTGTAGCTATTACAGACAAACCTTTAAAAGTTATACAAGGGTTTTATCGTAATATACAAGCTACTCCAGTCATTGATACACCTGTAATGATTGTTTCTAAACAAGAGTACAACGTATTAGGCTCTAAGTTTTCTACAGGTACTGCTAACACTATCTTTTACGATAGCAAAAAGATCAATGGTATTTTGTATGTGTACCTAACACCTGATGCTTACTCTGAAGCTAACCTTGAGTTGCACATTGTTGCTCAAATGCCTTTGAATGACCTGACGTTAGCTATTGACATTCCAGACTTCCCTAATGAATGGATGAACTGTTTGGTGTGGAACTTAGCAGACCAACTAGCTTTAGAGTATGGTGTTCCTATGAACGCTAGACAAGAGATTGCTACAAGGGCAGGTACTTATAGAACTCAATTGACTGATTGGGATGTTGAGGCTTCTAGTACATTCTTCCAACCTGACTTTCGTTCAACGAGCAACAACTCTTACGGACGTTAAGCATGGCTACTGAACGTATACCACTTACTCAACCTATTGAGTCCCGTAATGGGACTTTTGCTAAAGACTCTTATTCGTCTAATTGTTTCTTTGAAACAAGAGATCAGAAGCGCGAGTTTGTTAAACGTCCAGGTCTTGTAGCAGTTAAACAAGTTGTGTCTGTTACTCCTCCTGCTTACTTAGATAGTCAAGGTTTAGCTGCTTTTAACAGTAAGCTGCTTGCTGTTATTGATAACACGTTGTACCAGATTGATCCTAGTTGTTCGTATGCTGTTTCAACTTTAGGCACTATTTCTGCTACAACTAGCTCTAGTTATTTTGTTAATACGTTTTTAGATGCGTATGTGTTTTTTCATAACACATTAAACGGGTATTTGTACGATCAGTCTGGTACATCTATAGCAATGACTACGTTACCTACTGGTCCGTATGTAGCTGGTGCTGTATTCTTAGACAACTATGTGTTTATTGGTACTACCAACAACAGAATCTATAACTCTGATCTTGGTGATCCAACTACTTGGAATGCTTTAAACTTCTTAAGCTTTGAACAAACTCAAGATAACCTTGTAGGTATTGCTAAACACCTTAACTACCTTGTAGCTTTTGGTGCTGTAAGCACTCAGTTCTTCTATGACGTTGGTAATACTAGTGGCTCACCTTTGGGGTTGGCTGCGAGCTACACCTCTGAAGTTGGTTGTGCTAGTGGTGATTCTATTGTTGCTACTAGTAACACTGTGCTTTGGGTAGGCACTAGTAAGACCTATGGCAGGTCTGTATACATTATGGATGGGGTATCCCCTGTCAGGGTATCTACGGCTAACATAGACCGCCATTTAGAAGCTGATGCTTTAAGTAATGTGTCTGCGTATTGCTACACAGTTAGTGGTCACACACTATACATTCTTACACTGCACAACACTAACCAAACTTTGGTATACGACCTTAATGAGAAGATGTGGTACACATGGACTCAATACTCTATGCAGAGTAACGACCAACCTAATCCAGGTACGTACCAAGAGTCTTACTTTAGACCTACCTACTACACCCAACTAAATGGTGTGCCATACGTCTTAGATGACGATACAGCTACTTTGTACTACTTAAGTGTTAACGAATACCAAGATGCTGGTCAACCTATCTACTGCCGTACTGTTACGGACATCATAGACAACGGAAGTACTAAGCGTAAGTTCTATGGAAGGTTAGAGATTATTGGAGATAAGGTTGCTGGTACTATGCAGGTGCGTCACACTGGTGACGACTACAACACATGGTCTAGCTATAGGTCTATAGATCTTAATGCTTCTCGTTCTCAGATCTATTTAAGTGGTGCTGATAGACGTAGAGCTTGGGAGTTTTTGTGTACTAGTAATGTTCCTCTTCGTCTTGATGCTGCTGAAGTTGATTTCAGAATTGGTGAGATGGATCAAGAGCAACAAGTTGGTGGTGGGAGGTATCGTAGATGACAAACCTTGTTACTGATAACACTGTTGAAAAAATAAAGTTTCGTGAGAGCATTCTTAATGTTCAAGAAGGAATATTAAAAATGATTGCAGATGGTGTTGTTAAAGATACCTTGCCTGATTGCAAGTTCACCCATTATTACGCTCCTATTGATGAGAACTATGGTTGTGGCACTTATGCTCGACAAATGTTTATTCCCAAAGGAACCCTAATAATAGGTAAAATACATAGGCATCAACACTTGAACTTTATCATGCAAGGTAAAGTGTCTGTGTCAACAGAGTTTGGACCAAAGTATTTTGAGGCTCCATGTATCTTTGTTTCTGAGGTAGGTCTTAAACGTGCTGTTATTGCAGAGGAAGATACCATCTGGGTAACAGTGCATCTCACTAAACACTTAGGTGAAGAAAACCTAGCCAAGATGGAAGAAGAAGTAATTGCTCCATCCTACAAGGAACTGGGTCTAATTGACTCAACTAAAGATTTGATTACGGAGAATTAAAATGACATTTGGAATTACAGCCACTGGTTTTGCTACAGCAGTAGGTATTGCAGGAGGCATTAACTCCCTTACTGGTGGTGGTGTTAGCAAAATGTTAGGGTTTGAAGGATCACCCACTGGTGCAGAAGCACAACGTATGGCTGATCCATTTATGGATTACAGAGGTAGGTTAGGTGCTATGTATGCTGGTGCATTACAACCTGGAGCTAAAACAGACATTGAGTCTATGCCTGGATATTCTCAGTATAAGACTGGAGTCATAGACCCCGCTATGGAAGCTACTCAAAGAAAAGCTGCTAGTTCTGGTATGTTGTA